CTTCGTCCAGGTCCTTCTGCAGACCGGGCACCTTATCGGCCTCGGTCTTGTACTTGGTCGCATCCCGTTTCGCCGTATCCAGCTCGTCCTTCAGGGGATCGACAACGCCCCTGTGCAGTTCCACCAGCTTCGCGGCGATATCGTCGGTATACGCCTCTCCCAGGATCTCCCGGATCTCCGCCCGCTTGAATGATGCCATTTCTATTCCTCCCATTTCTTCGGGGCCGGTTCTTTGGCCCTACGGAGTTTTTTTGACCGCCTGGGCGCGGTTCTTCGGCCCGGGCTTCGATCTTCAAGCATCATTTTGAAAAAAAATCAAGCCCCGCGAAAGGAAAAAAGTGTCAAACTTTCGCAAAACCATTCCCGTTTTTGTCAAATTTTTCAGAGAACGACCGCAGCACGACCACCGCACGACCGTCACACGACAAAAAAAGCACCGGATCGCTCCGGTGCCCGTTTCGTTGTCGTAAATAATTACAATCCATTACAACCCAAGTTCATCCCGCATGATCGCAACATATTCGCTTTGGTAATTTTCAGCGGCGGGCCGAAGAAACGGCTGCGAATTTGTTTTATGCGTTCCGAGTTCTACATACTTCGCATAATCGACAGGTTTGTATGGCGCAGCTGAGTCACTGGGGCCAATCACTTCCGTTGCTTCCCCCTCTCTCTCATGGATGATAGATGATTTCAGGTTTCCCGTTTTTACTGGTGTATGATCCTGGGCATGGCCTACGCAGCTGTCTCCGATTGCATCAAGTCCCCTGTCTATTGCGGACTTCAGAGCCTGCAGCACCTCTGTTTTGTGGCTCTTGAACGTTGCTGACATTATGTATCACCCCCTTGTTTTAGCCTTCTTTTGCGTCTGCGATATGCGCGCCGCGCCTGCTCTCGTTTCATTTCCTGAATGATCCTGTTGATTTCATCTCGACCAAGCTCCTGCTCCTTCATCTCCATCCATTCAGAATACGTCATCCTCGGAATAATGGGCTTTATCCCGTGCTCGTCCCGGATGTTCTCTCGCATCTCACCTTCTGACCGCCAATGCGCCCGTGTTCTCTTCATCGCGCATCGGCAATTGCATCGGAGATATGCCTTTGCCCATGGATCTCTTGGGAACCGGATTTCTTCGCCGTCCACCTTGAACGGTTCATCCACCGGTACTCTTTGCCCGTCAAGCTCCCTATGCGCATCACGGGTTTTGAAGTCTCTTGTCGCGTTCCATTCCTTTTCCATTTCTGCACCTCGCCTTGTGGCAATGGACATTGCGAGTTGCCTTCCTTCATCATTCGCGCCTAATATTACATCAAAAACGCGCCTGAAAAAGCTTTCCTGGTTTCGTTCTACTGCTGTTCCGACAATGTACGCGACCAGTGCGCTTGCGCCTAACCCCAATAATGTGCCGGTCTTGAAAAACCGCCTTATATTTTCCTCATTCCATTCAATATCTTTGTCTTCGTCAATCTCTCCGGGATCAAAAATGTCCTCATCCTCGTTCATCCAACCATTGATATCCTCTTCGCTGAATGGAACGAGCCCGATATCTTCTCCAAGTTCTCTTTCAATGTCATAGGATTCATGGCTCAGAGCAGATGCAATCACGCCTGGAATTTTCGCCTTCATTTCCTTGTCCGCTTCTGTGTTTGCTTTGTGAAGCGTTTCGGCAATGCTGAAGATTTCATGCTCATCAACGGATGCAAGCAAAGCAGTAACTTTGTACTTCGCTTCTTCCTTTGTGATCTCTCCGCTTTTGACCTTTTTTTCTATATTATTTATTTGGCTCTGAAGCGGTTTGAGCACCATCTGAACCTTTTCCTTTAATTCATCCGCTGCTCTGTTGTAAATCTTCCGCAGTTTTCTCCTGATTGCATTGATGACAGCGCTGTAATCATTACTCATCTTCTCCACCCAGATCATGATCGTTATCGTTGTCATCATCCGCGCCGCCTAACCTTTTTGTATCCGCGATTCCCTTCCTCTCAAGGATATCATCCACCTCGTCCACGGAGATGAACGGCAGTTTTTCGAGGATCGTCTGCGTGTCCAGATCCGCAGCCGCCAGCATGATCATTTCCGTCTGTTCCTTCTGGTTGCTGACACGGTTCCGCTTGAAGATCGGCGTCGTGTCCTCTTCCACGCCCATCATTTCCAGGATCTGCTGCACAAAATCAATGATCTCGTACTCGAAGCTATCCGCTTCCTCGTCCATCGGCCAGTATGCCGCCTCGATGTGATCATTCGTCGCGCCGGCCTCCACCGTATGCACGTCAAACCCGCCCCAGTTTTCGTACATCTGGTTCTTCAGCTGCTTCAGGCAGCGCTCCCGTGCTTCGTACGGAATCTCCTGCGTGAATCCCTGCATCTTGCTGTTTTCCCCGTCAACGACCGCCATGTGCTGCAGGATCAGCCGGTCGAGCAGCTGCCGCTTGTCTCCTTCCTCCATGCCCATGGCCCCGGAAATCAGCCAGTAAATCTGCGGGATGTCCTCGACATCGTTCGCGAATCCGGAAAGCACCATATCGTATGCGTCAATCAACGGCTTCAGGTTGTCCAGCGCGCTGTCCCGGTTCTCCCCGGAATACAGCGGGAAGATCGGGAGCCGCGTCAGACTGCCTGTGCCGGTTACTTCCTCGCCGAAGGCCTCGCTTTCCTCGACCGTCTCAATGTACGGCTTCAGATCCTCGACCTTTTCCAGCGCCGTAATCCCGTATTTCTTCTCCGGCGTCTTGTACTTCGTGTACCCTTCCTCGGTGTACAGGATCGCCGTGATCGGGCGCTTCCCCCAGTCCAGGGACCAGAACCGCACACCGCCGCGCAGCGCGCCCGTATCCTCGTCGTACAGCGGCAGGAACTCTGTCTTTTTGAACAGCGTGTATTCCCAGACCGGCTTTGTGTGCCCCATATGCACATACATGAAAGCAACCCCGTTGCCCTGCGACCAATAGGCCGTCCGCTTCAGCATGGTGTCGAACCTGGGTCCGAGCAGCGTCTTCACCGGATCAACGGTTGTGGTCTTTCCGTCTATGACTTCCTTCTTCTGTCCCGGGAAGCTGATTCCGTTCCCCAGGGAATAGCTGCACCTGTCCGTGACCAGCCGGTGAATCAGCCGGTTCCGGATCTTGAAATTGTGCTTCGTGAAGTCCTCCTCCGGCAGGCCGGCCATGTTGTAGATCACGCGCACCGTCTGCATGATCGCCGTGTTTCTTCCCGCCATGTATTCCTGTTCTTCGACAGCTTTCTTGTATTCATCGCTGTTCCTGTAGGTCACCAGGGCGTTCTGCAGCCACCTGGTTTTGTTTTCGGCCCGTTCGAAATCCTGATACGTAATAATTGGAATCACCCCCATACATAAGTCCATTTATAGCCACCCGCAGACGGACGAAGCCCACGGCAGCACGCCGACACATTTTCTTTCCTGATCCCAAGCGCATCACACGCCTGCTGCATATAGTCCCATGTCCTGATCAGCTTTCCGTCCTTTGACAGCTGATATACCCGCTTCGCCAGATGATGCTTTGTGCCGGTTTTGCTTTCTGACAAATGTTTGCGGTGCTCTTCCGTGATTTCATACTCTCTCAGTTTCTTTGATATCCTCATCCTGGTATCCGTGGAATGGTGGCCACCTGTGAACCCGGCACCACCTGCGCATACATTGTACCCATATTCCTGATCGTTCGATCTGTACTGCGCGATCATTTTCTGCTCGATCCTGTTTGCATCATCAAGCGTCAAATCGCTTGCAAGGATCTCATGATCAAAAGCTTCCCACCCGCATCTGTCTATTTCAGGCCAAAATGCAGGAGCTGCCCTATACCCATATCCGTTTTTCCATCTTTCCTGATAATTTGGCCACAAGCACCGGCCTATGTAAACTTTCCCGTTGTGCCTGTTTATGTGCTTGTACACGCACCATCTCAATCCTTTTCACCTTCCTCTTCCTGTTCGTCCAGCGCATCCTGTTCCGCTGATGGTACCATGACTTCCGCGTCCCATGGCATTGTTCGCCACAGCCGTCTTTCCAGATCGTCCTCTGTCGGCATCCCGATCTCCTTTCTCACCGAGAAAACGGTGACTTATATTCTCCTCCTCCGCGCCGGTCCAATATTCTGCACACACAGGCAGCGGAGTCCGGGGCGTCATCGTGCTCCGCGTCCTCTGTGTAGCCCAGAATCTGATTGAGATATTCCGGATCGGTGCCCTCCAGCCACTCGATGCTCGGCCACCATTTCCTCAGGAATGAGGAAATCTTGATATACTTGTTCTGGCTCTCCGTGTACGGCGATGCCGGGTGCCCCGCCCGCACGATCTCCTGCGCCAGATACCCCTTGTCTGCGTTCTTCTCGCACCAGATCGAACCGCACATCAGCCGCTCCGTCTCCGCGATGCAGTAGCCCATGACCGTATCCACATGCCGCCGCCACATCTTTCCGTACATGTAGAGCTTTTCCCCGATGCGCTTGCCGCAGGTGAATGCCGTGTAGTCCTCGCCGTCATACGCCGCGTCAATGTGCGCGATGCCGTCCCGCAACAGCCCCGGATCGCTGAAGAACCTCGGCGCTTCCTTGAACAGCGCGTCCTCTGCCGCGATGTGCACCAGCTCATAGTTCGCCGCGAACAGGGACGGCGCCATCTTCCTGCGCTTGTCCTCGATCTCTTCCCGGCTCATCAGCCCCGTCCGATAGCAGTCCCATTTCTCCGGCTCCGGCATCAGCATGAAGGCGTCTTCCTTGTGCCATGGTGTGCCGGTGTTGATCAGCCGCCCGTCCGGCCTGTTCACGATGTTGACCAGCTCCTGGTATACCAGCTTCGTCCGCTCCCGCTCCGCTTTGCTCTTCCGGTCTTTCAGGTTGACAATATCGTCCGTGAAGATTCGCTCAAAGTGTTTGCCGGTGATGGACCCGCCGATGCCCATGCCGACCAGCTGGCTGGTGCCTCTGCTGTCCGTGGTCAGGTTGGTGCTGATCTCCATGGCGTTGTCCACCGTCAGCTTCAGCGTCACGTTGTAGATCACGCCGATCAGGTACACCATTTTCGGATTCTGCAGGATCTTCCGCACCTGCTCGATGATTTCCTTGACGTCATCGTCCGTTTTCCGCGCGAACAGCGTCCGGTCGTTCGGGCACAGCACAATCAGGATTGCCAGCACGATCGACAGGCAGGTGGTCTTATAGCTGCCGCGGTGCCCCTGCAGCGTCATATCCCCCGTGCCGCTGATCATCTCGCGCATCCACTGCCCGTGCATCTCCGTCAGCTTTGTGAATCCGACCATCTGCCCGAATTTTTCCGGATGCCGTGTCAGGAACCGGACGGCTTCGATCCGTGTCATGTCATGCCTCTTTTTTCCGGATCACGATGCTGATCTCCCCGCTGTTCGCGCGGATCACGTTCTCCGCCCAGTTTGCGCATTCCAGGATGCCGCCTTCCACCTGCCGGATCGTCCCGTCGCACAGTACCGCTGTGGCCTGATATCTGCCGTCCATTCCGGTCACTCCTTCTCTGCTGTGTCCGTGATCTCTTCTCCCGTTTCGATGATGCCACCGACCGCGTGGCAGTTCGGGCATTCCATGTCCTTCAGCTTCGTCTCCGCCGGCCGATCCTCGATCCACCTGGCGATGCAGCACAGACAGACCAGCTCGCTGCACTTCATCTTCCGGTCCACCTGCGCGGCCTGTTTCCTTCTGAGTTTCATTTCCGTTTCCTCCTTTTCCGGTCGTTATGATTCGTTATGTTTACTGATCATTGGTCACTTTATTTCGCCAGTCCAATTTTTACCGAACATGATCCATGCTCCGATTCGCAGAATATTCCATCCGATTCTCATTCTCCATCCGCTGGATTTCCGGTGTTCTGGTGAACTGAAAAGAATGTTTGTTCCTGCTGACCTTGTCAGATATAACCGGATTGTCATTCCATGCACAATCATTGCTTCACCTCAATTGGTCACTTTAAACTCCAATGTTCTCTAACAACTGGATCTACGCATCCTTCTTCGTAAGGATCTCTTGTGCAGTCAGAACCATTATGGTATGGACAATTTCCTTTACAAGGATGTTCCTCAAGATATTTTTCATATTCTTCCTGTGTCATAAGTCCCTCCATCGGTGGCCACTTTAATACTCCGGTTCCCGCAATTGCGCCGCTGTGATCAGGCATTTCTTGAACATAAACCCCTGGAACACAAAGCACTTTTCCCCGTTCTCATGCCCGGTGCGCATGTATTCCATCAGTTCGTTCTCGTCCCGCTGGATCTTTGCGGCGATTTCCTTCATGTCCTTGCCTTCGTAGGTCAGCTCTCTTTCGATGTAGCCCCCCCCGGCAAAAATTTCCAGATTCATCTTCTTGATCATGTCATATTCCTCCACATCATCAGCGTCAGGAACACGCTCCCGGCACATAAGATCGCCATGATGATGCTGCACATCCCATAGATCACCGTCCGATCCCGATCGTCCCTGAGGTGCATGACCGCGCCGGCAAAGAACAGGAAAGCGCTGACGGCGAATGCGATGCCGAGCACACCGAACAGGATCAGCAAGAACCACATCAGCACGTTGATCATTCTTCCCCGGCCTCCTTTACCATCTGCTCCACCTCTTCGATCACGCCAGGATCGACCTCGGCCATCATAACCCTGTCCACCGGTTTGAATCCCGCCGTGTCCCGCAGCAGCTCCCAGAACCGCGGATTGCCCTTCGCGACTTCCTTCACCGCCACCCGGACCATCATCTGCCCTCCGGTGATCTTGTTCCCATCCTTATCGGTGCCGACTTCTGTCTCCATCCAGATCTGGCAGAGCTTCCGCAGATCGCCCTTTTCCCGCTGTGCGATGGCAGAGCGTTTCTGCGCCTCTTTCGCACGTGGATCGCCCGCTGTAAACGGTTTCCCCTTTGGCACTGGCTGACCGTTCACCGGTGAAACGAACCGGCCCTTTTCGTCCCTCTGGCCCTGGTACGCATTCCCGTGCCGGCCTTTTCCTTTCCCGATTCCTGCATTCTTCTTCTCAGCCATTCGCCGTCACCTCAATCCTGGTTCGCTTTTTCTTCTCCTTCACGATGCAGGAATTGTGGATCTTCACCGGATATTTCTTCAGGATGTTCGAAAAGCATTCTTCCATGGCTTTCATGTTGTACACGATAACGCCGACTTTCCATGACTTCAGGTCATGCTTGAAGTGTACGTTTTCGTCTTCTCTTTTCGCCATGATCGAATGCCCGATATTCCGCATCCGCGCGCTGTACACATCCCCGTACAGTTTGCTCATGTGCTCACCCCGCAGAATACCCTTCTTCAGATACTCCGCGCGGCATCCGGTCAGATCCTTCGTCTTGTTCTGGCCCGTTTTTCCGTACCGCATCGGAACGACCTGCACCACCGGCATGCCCATCTGCGCACATTTCAGGCGGTATTCAATATCGTCCTCAAAGTCTCCGTGGAATACATCCGGACAGCAGGAAAGATTCAGCATAAAGAACGAATAGCAGTATCTCTCGCTCAGAAACTTTGTCGTAGGCGGGCTGATTCCGGCAAGGTCGAATCCGGCCATCGCGGCGTTGGTATGATCCAGTACACTTTCAAGCATCGTCACAAAATCGTCGAACAGGTAGATTCCCATGATCCTGCGCCGCAGCACATGATCGTTTTCCTTCTTGATCGTCGCGATTTCCAGCATCACGATATTGTCATCCAGTTGCACCAGATAATCGTACCCGTGTTCCCGGGCATACTTGATCGCATAGCTGCGGTTCATCGGAGCGTA